GTGATTTTTTTCCACGAAAAAAATTGATGCTCCCGCGTGATTTTTTCGTGGAAAAAATTGAAATCTTTTTTTTTTGATTTCATCCAATGACAGTGTTCCAGCAAGTCAGATACTTCGATGACATCAAATCCTGAAATATTCGCCCTCGGCACCCCCGCCCTATATGAACCTCTCTTTCACCCCGGATGGTCTCACTCTTGGAATATCAATAAATGTATGGCAAATAATGGTTGCACGGACAAAAAAGGAATGATCGGTCGTATCATCTCTGATTACTACCATAAAGAAAAAGCGTCTGGTTTATTTATGCGTGAAAAGAATGACGCCAATACCGCGACTGACACCGCCACTGTCAATGTCGTCGATACTACTATCGCATCATCTTCCTCGTCGTTGTATCAGTCGTTTCCACGACATCACGCGCTTATTTTGTCCGCATTTTGTTCTTCAATGAAACTCACTACGCGCGAGTTTCCTCTTTATATCGAATATGGATATCACAACTGCCCTTATCAAAATGCTCAAAGGTTGTCCCGTTTCGCGTATTCGCGTGTTCATAATCCGCGTTATTCGACTCAACAATACACGGAAATCAAGTCAATACACCAAAAAAACCACCTCGCCACTCTTTCTGGAATGACGGGGTTGCTTGTATTGCGTCTACTTATGAACCCCCAAATCTCATGCACCAGAACAAAGAAAACAAATATACAAAATACGAATCAATACATTCATTCAGCATTGGCTGCCGAGTATCTCGTCGGAAATCGCTACTATCGAACACTAACAAAAAACCAATCTTCCAAATATCCCGTCGGTTTCAACGTATGTGATGCCAAATCAAATTTGTCTAGCGCTGAAATTACGCCTGACGCACTTATTCAAACGAAAAATGAACTGCAAGACTCATACAACGCAAATATCGACCGCTTATTGGTGAATGTTGAGATGTTCAAGCGTGGATTTATCGGCGCCGACGAAATACGCGAAGACCCCGAATTTGTGCGACTGATGACTGCTTTTTGGCGTTTATCCAACCAACATATGCTCGCAAAGGAAGAGTTTGAAAAACAACCCAAACCAGATAACAATATTTTCAACTATCCATCGCCAATGCCATTCTCAACAGTAATGGATGCTAAGCGTGTTACGATGATATCACTCATCGCTGAAACGGCTCTGATTGCCCCCCAATTGTATAATTACGACATTGCTCATTTATTCGATAACATTAATAATAGTTATGCGTACTATATTCATACTACAAAAAAGACATGGCTTCGTCTTGCGGCTGCTGGTTCAACTGCTTCGTTTCTTGCGTTTGCTGGAATTGAACCTACCTTGGTAACGGATGAATACGCACCAATTCTGGGCGGCGGTCCTTCAGTGTATCACGGGGTATCGCTGGTTGGTTGCGCAAACTATATACCCTCTCGCGACCCTGTATTTGGCGAATTGCGTGTGAAACACCGCAAACACATTATGCGAACTGCTGATGCTATAAATTCATCTTACGGAAAAGTTCATCCGAATCCAGATGCCCCATTGAGAGGGGTTTTTCGGGATAACATCCGTTTTCGTCCAGTTTATTCTTCATATTGCGACATTGTAGATTATGTAAGAAAACGCGATTATAGAGTTGATTTGTTACAATACTTTCCAGAGAACCACGAAAACACAGGTGAAGTAATTTCGGAGTATGAAGCAAATCAGGAATTTTTGGAGCGTGTATATCGCCACGGAGGACGAACCCCGAATATATACAATTACGATAATGACGACGATGATGAATACGATGATGAGGGATACGATGATGATTATGATGACAATTAAAGATTGCTGTTACACTTTCAATTGTGAAAAAATTGAAATGTTTTTAATGTGATATGACAAAGAACGAAAAGTCAAATTATGGCATACAACGCCTCCGCCATTGTCGCACCTCCCGTGGTGTTATCGAACTATCATGACTACGATTGTTATGTGTTTGAAACGCACGAATGGAACACCAGCAACGAAGTTCGCATGCAAACGATGAACCGTAGTCAGATGATTAACAATACACCAAATTATCATACAGGTCGAGTGATTCATCATTTACGTAACATACAAATGAACAATCATGATGACTGGAATGCTTTATTTGGACTCAATGAGGAATACTTGAACCCAGCACTTCGTAACTATGCCAATATGGCAATTGTTTCGTCGAATGATGATACACATACAAAACCGTTTGCAGGACAAATGGAGGTGTCGCTTCTTATGGAAAAGAACTACCGTCAGGGAATACATTTAGGCGTGTTCATCATTCATCTCAACCCACACAGAAGATTCAAAGACGGTCATATGTTTCAAATTGAATTCGGAGAAGGAAGTGCGACTCACAAGGTGGTCGAACGCCTGTTTGATACAAATTCGACAGCAATTGTATTACAGGTAACAGAGTATGAGTTACTTGAATTCCTAGCAGATGACAACGAAGTATACGATTTGCTTTACGGTTGTTTTATGCAGCAGTTCAACCCGATACGTTATTCATACATTGAATCACAAAATCCAAATGATAGCCGTGGTGGATATTATGTTGAAAATGAAATGGCGATGAATGAACATTGGTGGTTTGTAACAGATGACATTTTCGATATTCCGGCACCTGATGCAGAAGTTGCACACAACAATCCAGACAATAACGAGGCAATCGTTTACATTCCACCTCCACCACTACTACAACGACGACATGACAATCATGTTGAACAAATACATTTGAATCAACCTAATAATATAGTGAACGGTTACGAAAACTATATTATTGAAAATCCACAAGAATATATAATAAACCATTATCAGTAAATATTCAACTATACAAAATCAAAAGTAGTAAAAATGAATAGATATTTTTTATTTCTAATCAAAAAAAATTACATACCAAATTGACTAAAATCCGACATTATTGGTCTTGGCATATTATTATCATTGCTAGATGAATAGCTAGGAACTTTCTTACATTCAAAAGCAGGTTCAGGGCATCGAGCACAAGCAGGGCAAGGAGGACATTTTTCTTTCGGTTTACATTCCATTTCTTTATTACCTGCCTGGTCATTTCCAGTGATACTATTCACGCCAGGAATACCTGCCGGAGAATTGATAGGAAAATTGCTTGGTGAAAAAGATGACACCGGAGAACCTGTCTGTGCTGGACTAATACCAGCATTCAAGTTTGAATCACTTCTTGTGTTTTCACTTTGTGTTTTCGTAGCAACCGAACGTAACGCAGGAGGTAATTCTGTTGGTTTAGTTGTAGTAAATCCATCACGAACATAGTTGCCTAAACTGGAAGCCAGAATCAATGCAAATATCAAAATTAAAAATAGATGAACTTTTTTAAGTTGCATTCTTTGGTACGATGATATTTTTGTAGTATGATATTATATACACACAAAAAGTTTTACAAGAAAGAATTGAATGAATTTTTATAATAAAATCAAAGAATAACAGTCACAATAACAACGGAAACATCAATGGCAACCGCAGAAACAGCAACGGCAACCGCAGAAACATCAATGGCAACCGCAGAAACAGCAACGGCAACGAATAAAGTAATTCTTTCAAAAAAACCTCGCCGATCCGCGGCAACGAATGTATGTCTCTTGACATCGTATACTGCACCGCCGTCTGGCGATAGTGAGAATACTGATTCTCATAACTCAACGCATCAATACGAAGTAGGCGTTGATGAGGCTGGACGTGGACCACTATTTGGACGAGTATATACTGGCGCCGTCATACTTCCATCGGCACATGACACATCACGCCCCTTCGACTTCTCTCTTCTAAAAGATAGTAAGAAGTTTCATTCCGAGAAAAAAATCCGAGAGGTGTCTGAATACATCAAACAGCATGCCGTAGCGTGGGCCATATCCTATGAAGAACCAGAGGTTATAGATCGTTTAAACATCCGACGTGCAACGCTTCAATGTATGCGAAAGTCAATAAATACATTGATCGATGCACATATTGAAGATATGAAAAAACTGGATAAGCCAAGGCCAACCACGGAAGACTACCTTCTTCTCATTGATGGTAACGACTTTATTCCACTTGGTAAATATAACGAAGAAATGGATCAGATCGACACATATACGCACGTTTGTGTGGAAGGTGGTGATAATACGTATGCATGTATTGCAGCTGCTTCTATTCTTGCCAAAGTTGCACGTGATGACTACATTGAAAAAATATGCGACCAGCATCCGGTGCTCGATGAAATGTATTCACTCCGCGGGAATAAAGGATATGGTGCAAAAAAACATTTAGACGGAATACGCGAGCATGGAATTACGCAGTGGCACCGGAGGTCCTATGGTATATGTAAGGGGTTTGCGTAGCGTTCATGATTCAGTTTCATTACGATTTACGTTTCCTTTTTACAAAAAATCAAGATATAGAGAAACCGTTAAATATCCTTTTTGTTCATGCAAATTCTTTTGCTCCATAACCAAATAATCCTCTTTGCTGCGATGACTCTGGTTTTATAGCCGTGAGTTCTTTGATTTTGTTTTTGAGTATATTATTCTCAATTTTTACGGTTTGTAATTCTTGCTCCATTTCGACGACTTTTACTGAAAACTCGTCGATCATTTCTTGTAATCTGGTTAGCATATCCAGCGTAATTTTTCTTGAATTGGCAGCCGCAATAACACTTGGGGTAGGAACACCGATGGTGGTCATAATAGATGATGGTAGGTTTAATTTAGATGGAACGATGATGATGACTTACTTTGAATAACATTTCAATTTGAAAAACATTTTCAATTTTATATACTAATATAATATAATACCTATCTACCCCGTATATACTATAATAATGGTCTGCGCCATCTCCTGTGCCATCGCGTTTGTTTTCATCGTCGCCAACATTTATTGTTGCTTATTCTCTCACCGTTCAGGCGGGGTTATTCAAGAATTCGTCGCGAAGTTATCGCCAGATAATCAGCGACGGTATGCCGTGATTACGCGCGAGAGACAAGGAATTTATTTTATGGGATTGTTCCTTGGATTCATTCTCTCGATGATTCTTCTTGTATGCTGTCGTAAGTATTTTCTTGGCAGCGGCAACGGCAACGGCAACGGCGGAGGTCGTGCGGGCGTGCTTTGTATGGTTGCTGCGGTTACATTTAGTGTAAATTACTTCTACTATATTCTCTCGCCGAAGAGGGATTGGATGGTTCTTCATCTGAAGTCCGGCGAAGAATCGCAAGCGTGGTTGAAGGTATATCGCACGATGCAGTATAACTATCATATTGGACTTGTTTTAGGCATTTTGGCAGTAGTAGCATTCGGGAATTCGTTGTGTTCGTAAGTATATTTAGAGATAAAATGGATATTCTTGGAATCCTGAAAAGGATATAAAATTAATATATACACTTATATTATAAAAAGCGAACATCAATGGATTTTTCAGACGAACAATCTCTCGACGAGAAGAAGATCAACATCGGCAAGGTTATTCAGACAGCCGGTAAGATTATCCACGTCGCCGCACCTTTCGTGCCCGTTCTCCAACCACTAGATGCCGCCATCTCTGCTGTGAAGAAGTAAAAAATTGATATTTAAAATCCAATATAAAGCAATCCTTGTGTTTCTTTATATTGACGTCTTGCTTCGACCTGCTCTGCGCCTGACATATTATATCAATGCGCGTCCTCGTCTTTGATACTGAAACTACTGGACTTCCTCCCAAAAATACCCCTACGAACCAAACTGAAAAATGGCCGTATATCGTTCAGTTGAGTTGGGCGATATACAACGACGAAACAAAACAAATCGAAGAAGAATATGACAACCTGATATCTCTCGGAACACACATTCCCATTTCTCCAGAGTCTACCGCAATACACGGAATTACGAGCGAGTTGTCTCGCGCGCGTGGTGTAGCTATTGAGGTCGCGCTCTTTGATTTCAAACATGCTGCGAACAGGTGCAGGAGAATCGTTGCGCACAACCTGGAGTTCGATAAGAATATGCTTCTTGTGGAATTTTACCGCGCAAGGATATTTAATAACGTGTTTCCTCCAGAGGAATACTGCACGATGAAGAATGGGA